TAGAAATCATGCTGTACAAATTGACAACATGCAGGATTTTAAAAATAAATTATTATTATCAATAGAACCAATTCAAAATACTTTTAGCTATAGATTTATAGAAATGGTAGAAGAAAAATTTGACTGGATTCACGTAGGTCAAGAGTCCGGAAACCGGAAAGATCGGATAAAAGCAACCAGGGAAATGATACAACCTTTTTTTGATTTAGATATTCCGGTATTTATGAAAAATAATCTGGATGGGATTATTCCAGGACGTAAATTAAGAAAGGAGTTTCCTGATTTATTTTAAAAGGAAAGGGGAAGGAGAGAGTGGAGTGATTATAATACCGATAACCTTCAAACAAGCAAAAGAATTTGTGAATAAAAATCATTCACATCATATAGCGCCAATTGGTTGGAAATTCGGTGTGGGAATACAAGAAAAAAATAAACTCATAGGGGTGGGTATTGCAGGACGTCCAGTTTCCAGGATGTTAGACGACGGATATACGATTGAAATAACACGATGTTGTACAAATGCATCAAAAAAAAATATAGCAAGTATGATTTATGGAGCTTTAACGAGAGCTGCCAAAGCGCTTGGTTATAAAAAGGCGATTACGTACACACTTGTCACAGAAAAAGGAACATCTCTGAAAGCTTCGAATTGGAAAAAAATTAAAAAAATAAAAGGGCGTTCATGGTCATGTAAAAGCAGGACAAGAGAAGACAAGCATCCATTGTGCAATAAGATACGATGGGAAATTATATTAGAAAGGGGTTGTAGATGACAGAGGAATCTAATTATACGTTGTTAGAAACACATATAGAAAAAATACCAGGTTTTGAAATAACGCCAGATTTGCAGGAAAAACAAGCATGTACGAAGATATATACTATAGCAGGATTAAAAACTATGAATATGAAAAAAGAGGTTGCAAGTGTCTTAAAAAAGTTATTAGACGATAGAAGACGATTAACAAAAATGTGTCTAAATATGTTTTGTCTTTCACATTTATCGCACCAAAGCAATAACTCTGTTTTTAAAAACGAATGTATTGTAATATTACAAGAAGCAACCGGAAAAACAATTGATGAATTGATAGAAAAGCCGGAGGTGAAAGGTGAGTAATAATATATATTTTTTTGACGGCACAATGCTTGTCTCGAGCGGAGAAATAAAATTAAAAAATCAGATTCACAATATAATAGCCTTTCAACAAACGGATAAAAAAAGAGAGGCAGGAAGGGAGTATCCTGATGCATACATCAAGCCTGAAATGATGTTTGTTTTTGATACGATAGATTCCGTTGATTCTGTGATTAGGGTTTTGCAGCACTTAAAAGAAAACTGGAGGTGAAAGATGATAGTAAACACGAATAACAAAGATAAGACCGTACACTCAATTATAGAGTTACCTGCGTTCATCAATAGAGATGATGCGATTATAATCCATGCGATTTTACGGTATTTAGGGCTTAATTATTTTGCTTTTTTCCCGGGGAAAAAGAAGATCAAAGAAACCCTGGGTACCGGAGTATATCTTTTTATCTCTGGTTATCAGGTTGTATCTTACGTGGGAAAAGCGGAGGAGATGAAAGAGCGGATTTGTCATAGTCACGAAAAGCTGGAAGAGGAAGAGATTATCACAATCAATACGCACAATATGTTTCTTGCCAGCAGGCTGGAAGTGATACTTGAAAGGCTATTATTGCCGATAAAAAACAAGGTTATGCCAGGGACTATGCCGGGGAGGAAAAGGAAATGAGAAAATATAGGATATGGGATACACTTAATCAAAAATATCTTAAAGAGGAAAGAAAGTTTAGTTTTCGGTTAACTCCTGATGGATTGATAGAATATAGTACCGGCTGGATCGGTTGGAATAAAGAACCATGTAATTTTGAAGTAGATAATAATAATAGATTTATTGTTGAATTTGATACCGGGTTTAAAGACAAAAAAGATAAAGAGATTTATGAGAGTGATATTGTAAAAAGATATAGTGAAAGCAAATATATAGTGTATTGGAATAATAAAAACTGTGCTTTTGAAATGAGAAGAATAAAAGATAATTATCCTCTTAGTTTTTTTGAATTAAATTGTTTTAAAGAAAAAATAGAAATAATAGGTAATATTAACGAAAACCCTGAATTATTAGAGGAGGTGAGCGATGTTAAAAAACAAAGATGAAATTATAAAAGTGCTTATTGAATATTTATTTAATAAACAAAATTGTCCGCCTGGGATGTGTGAAAAATATAAAAAATGCACATTCAAAAAAGAGATTGCAATTAATTGCTGGATAGACTGGGCAAAAAAGCAAGCAAAGAGGGCAGGGGATGAATAAAATTATCCAGGGTAATTCTTTCGAAATACTTTCATCTCTGCCGGCAGAATCTGTACATTGCTGCGTGACTTCTCCCCCATATTGGCAGATGAGAGATTACGATATTGAGCCGACTTTATGGTCAGAAATTTCCTTCTCCCCTATGCCTGGACTGCCGGAAATAACCATACCGGAAATAAAATGTGTGTACGGATTAGAATCCAATATTTGGGCTTACATCGGTCATACGGTGCAGATTTTCCGAGAAGTCAGAAGAGTACTGCGAAATGACGGGACTTTGTGGTTTAATATTGGGGATAGTTATTGTACATCAGGTGGTACAGGGGCTTATGATACCGGAATAGGTAAGAAATACGCAGGTAAAGGAAAACGAAAAAGAAACTGGATAAATACCCCGGGAATAAAGAAAAAAGATATGTATGGCATGCCTTGGCGGCTTGCTTTCGCACTTCAAGCAGACGGATGGTATTTACGGCAGGATATAATATGGGCAAAACCTTGTCCTACCCCTGAGCCTATGATGAATGGCCGATGTACAAAAGCACATGAGTATGTTTTTCTTTTTTCAAAATCAAAAAAATATTATTTTGATAGTTTGGCGATTGCTGAGGAGTATAAAGATGAGACCTATAGTGTGCATGGAAAAAAATATAATACAAGTGCGGAAAATGAAAAAATGGTTAAATCAGCAGCTATAAAGAAATTTACAAATATAAGAAAACCAAATAAATGGGGTAAAGCCCCTAAAAAATCAGTCTGGACAATCGCTGGCGCCAACTTTTCCGGGGCGCATTTTGCCGTCTTTCCGGAAAAGCTTATTATTCCCTGCATTCAGGCCGGATGTCCTATTAACGGGATTGTCCTTGACCCGTTCGGCGGCGCCGGCACTACTGCTCTGGTTGCAAGAAAACTAAATAGGAATTATCTACTTATAGAAATAAAGCCTGAATATGTGCAGATGGCAGAGAATAGGTTAAGAAAGGAGATACCGTTATTTGTATGAATAATGTAGTACATAACTGCGATTGTATGGACATCATGAAGACAAAGCCGGATAAGTTTTTTGACTTGGCTATTGTTGACCCGCCGTATGGGATAGGGGCGGGGAAAGGTACTGAAATATATTTATCAAATAACGGGAAGCAAGATTGGAAGGGTAAGAAAAAAAACGATAATACAATATATGGAAATTGGGATAATGTTATTCCTGAGAAAAAATATTTTCAGGAATTATTTAGAATATCAAAAAATCAAATAATTTGGGGTGGTAATTATTTTATTGAAAATCTTTACAATTCAAAAGGTTGGATTGTTTGGAATAAATTAAATGGAAATAGTTTTTTTGCAGACGGAGAGTTGGCCTGGACTTCTTTTAAAACTAAACTGAGAATATTTAATTATTTATCATGCGGATTTATGGGAAGCCATAAAAACAGAGGAAAGCGCATCCATCCCACACAAAAACCCGTAGCCCTATATAAATGGCTCTTACAAAACTACGCTAAACCTGGCTGGAAAATATTCGATTCTCACGTCGGGTCCGGTAGTATCCGGATTGCCTGCTATGACCTGGGCTTCGATTTTGTGGGATGCGAAATTGATCCAGATTATTGGCAAGCACAAGAGGAGCGATTTCAAAATCATATAGCTAACCGCAGCTTGCCAGGTTTGGAGCCGGAGGACTTGAAAGAATATATTTACAAGGAGAAACTATTATGAAAGAGTTTTACAAATTAGAAAATTTAAAGATTAACAATTATGCCCATGGAGGGGCAAGGGTATACATGGTTAACGGAAAAAATAGCTGGCAGTTAATAGCTGATATTTACGCTGACAAAGACAACCCTATCGAAATGGGAATGAAAGCGACAATTATATTATCAATCAAACATTTCCTGGAAAGCTTGTCATGAAAATAAGCGAAATAATAGACCCGATAGTGGAGGTTTTCGATCAATTTTTTTTAGCACTTGATGAAGAGTATATCACGAATGGTATGGAAAATTATAAATGGTGTGCAAAACATGACAGGTTATGGAGGTCAGTTTTTAACGAGATGCGTTATGGAGAAACCGATTGGGAGCTTGATTGTTGCGAGATTGATGCAGAGCTTTGCTGGGAATTTATAAGGAGGGATCGTGAAAATAATTAACGGAACTTATGAGGAAACCATCCAGGCTAAACCCTGGGTTGAGGATTTGTACGAGGTTTTAGAAGGTGATACCGACAAGCTGTTAAAGGTGCTCAAACTTTTACACCTGAACTTTTCAGCAATCTACACCGTGAACCTGCAAAAGCGGATTCGTAATGCAGAGATTCGGTATACATATCATATGCTCATCCAGGATCCGGCCGCTATCTCGGAAAGGCAAGTTCTGACAGGATTAGCAAGGATGTATAAGCTTAGCACAAGGCAGGTGGGGAGGATAGTACATGCTAATTGATTTTGAAGAAGAATTAAACAAATTGTTTGAAGAAGAATTAAACAAATTGACAGAATACGAAAGCGTAAAAGAGGCTTTAAAACAGCTTGTAGATTTAATGTTTTGGAGTCAAAACTATCCCTTACGCCCCCGAACCGGACAAGGCGAGGTCTTCCACTCACTTATGGATTATTTCGAGAAAGACCGGTTGCGGGTAAGGATGTATGCCGCCGTTCAGATAGCTATTAGGAAAGCGTATCTGTATTATTATAAGAATGCTAAATCATTGATAGAACCAGTCCCGTTGAAGGGCTGGAAAGGAGGAAGGAATTGAAGGAAAATATTAATGATTGCACTAACTGTGCTTATAGAAAATCATTTTTTGACGAGGGCAAAAAGAAAAAGTCATCATGCTATAGCTGCATACATAAGAAAGTGTGTTATATCCCTCGTGATTTTGAACGAGAAATTGCTAATCAGGAATTTTTTGAAACAAGAGATTACATAAATGTGAATGTAATTGAAGTATATGTGCTTTCGTGTATTGCAATGGCATGCGAGGATTTTGAAGAAAAAGAGAGTGAGGGTGAGTCATGAAACAATTTACGACAGTGAAAGGAAATAAAGATGAGTGATAAAATAAAGGGGTGCACGGTTGCTTTTGACAAAGATTATAAACAAGAGGATGCTGAGAAGATAAAAGAAGCTATACTTATGATTAAGGGAATAAGGGGTGTATCTTTTTTTGTCACCGATCCCGCTGATTATATTAACAGGACCAATATGAAGCATGACATATTCAAGAAATTAATGGAAATTATATCCGAATAAAATAAAAAAAAGTTTATTTTTGACATAAAACTTAGGACTTTGTCCTAATCTGTGCGCTATATTACAATTGTGATATGCTTACGGCGCAGGATTTCAAGTATATTAAGATTTGCTCTTACAAAGTCGCCAACATCTCGGCTACCGCTGAGAAAATGGCTACACATTTTAACGTCGCTCGTTCTACTATTGACGCTGCTTTGCGTTACGGTAGGAAAAACGGATTTTTCACAGAACAAACAAAAGAGTCTATCCTGGAAGAATTACGAGCTCTTAACCAGGTATACGGGCCCATGCAAGCGATTTTCAAAAAAATATCTTCAAATATCAAAAAAGGACTACGAAAAGATATCGGCAAAGAAATCCAGTCCCAGTCTGTTTACCAGCTTACAACCCTGTCAAAACAACTTCTTGAATACATTACTCGTAGAGCTGAACTTAGAGGTTTGTATAAGAAGGTCCTTAACATTGAGCATTCCGGAAATGTCTTTGCCGACGCAGTCGCGGAAGCCTGGGAAAATAGAAGCGGAAATGGGTCTGATTGAGGCTATTCAGCATTACGCTAATAATCCCGTACATTTCGTAAAGGATATTATAGGAGTAGAGCCGGAGCCTGAACAAGCAAAGGTGTTAACAGCACTCGCCGGATCTTCTCAAATATGTGTCAAATCAGGGCACGGAATAGGGAAAACGGCAGTCGAGGCCTGGGCGCAACTCTGGTTTCTGTCTACCCGTCCCCATTCAAAAGTTCCTTGTACGGCACCGACTCAACACCAATTAGAAGATATATTATGGCCGGAAGTCAAGAAATGGCTTAACCGGTCACGATTAAAAAACGCTTTCGAATGGACTAAAACCAGGATGTATATGAGGGGACATGCAGAGACCTGGTTTTCAGTACCCAGGGCATGCTCAAAGCCCGAAAACCTGCAGGGGTTTCATAGCGAAAACTTGCTTTTCCTTATCGATGAAGCACCGGGGATCCCCGAGGAGATTCTTGAAGTCGTATTCGGCGCACTTACCCAGGAAGGAAAACTTCTTATGTGCGGAAATCCAACACGAATAAGCGGTTCATTTTACGATGCCTTTCATAAGGACAGGGCACAATATAAGACTTTCACCTTCTCCTCTGAAAAATCAAACCTCGTTACCGCTGAGTACTGCAATAGAATTGCGGAGAAATACGGCCGGGAATCTGATGTATACCGTGTGCGTGTTGCTGGACAGTTTCCGCAGGGCACACCCGATGCACTTATAAGTCTGGCAGACACCGAACCGGCGGTTAAAAGGATTGTTGAAGAAGGCGGAAAAATTACAATCGGCGTGGACCCGGCCCGATACGGGGATGATTCAACGGAGATATGTGTCAAGGAAGGGTTGAGTATTCAGTTTTCCTCATTTCACGGAATTAATACTACCAGGTGTGCTGGAGAGGTGATAAGGATAGTGAAAGAGATAAGAAAAACAGGATATGAGAAAAAAATTGAAGTCCGGGTAGATGCGACCGGTATCGGTGCAGGGGTAGTGGATCAACTTGAACCGAGACAAGAAGAATTCAACATAGAAGTAATTCCGGTCAACTTTGGTGACACGGCAACGGATAAAGATTATTATCTCTACAATTCGCAAATGTGGGGAGAAGCTAAGGAAGCGCTGAAAACTATGTCAATTCCTGATGATCCGGAATTTATAAGTCAACTCACAACCAGGAAGTATACAGTAAGACCGGATGGGCGCATACAAATAGAGCGAAAAATAGATATGAAAAAACGGGGGCTTAAAAGCCCGGACAAAGCGGACGCTTTCTGTCTCGCCATATGCCAACCGTTAAGAATCACTTGGAGGCCCGTATGAAGCGACCTGGATTTTTTACGCGTCTGCTTATAAAAGCTCTATCCGCAATGGTCTTCCCCCGGGACCGGCTTCTTAACTATCTAATGCCCCGGACAAGATTCGATTATGAGAAAGAAGTCGGCGAGGGTATGCAATCCTCGGTGATCATGGCCCCGGTGTTGTGGATATGCCGCAGACTCGCGGAAGCTAAGCCTATAATTAAGAAAGACGATGAAATACAGGATAGTCATGATATACTAACCCTGTTGAAAAGACCTAATCCTTATTATTCCGGCCGACTGATGAGAATGTCGACCGGACTCTCTTATAATATCGATGGTAATGTGTATCTTTTGAAAATACGAAATAATCAGCTTAAACCGGTGGAACTGTGGTATGTTCCTCACTGGATGATGAATCCGCATACACCGGACAGCGGTAATCAATATATCGATTATTACAATTACCGGCCCCGAGGTGAAAATATCAGGGTCGATCCGGAAGATGTAATACATATCCGGTTTGGAATTGATCCGGAAAACATCAGAAAAGGATTGTCACCTCTTAAGAGTCTTTTCCGGGAAATATTCACCGATGATGAAGCGGCAAATTTTTCAGCGAGTCTTTTGCGTAACATGGGGATCCCTGGAATAATACTAAGCCCAGATCAAGAAAATGTTGTAATTGGAAAAGATGATGCTAAACTACTTAAGAAAGCCTTTAAAGAAAAGTTCGGCAGGGATCGAAGGGGAGAACCCCTTGTCATGGAATCAAAAACCAAAGTCGAGCAATTAGGTTTCTCACCTGCGAACATGGATCTTTCCCGGTTAAGGCAAGTTCCCGAGGAGCGAGTCACTGCGATATTAGGCGTTCCTGCTGCTGTGGTAGGATTCGGTACTGGTCTTGAGCAAACCAAGGTCGGAGCGACTATGGAATCAATGCGGGAGGCTGCATATGAGGATTGTATTATCCCGATGCAAAATCTTATTGCTGAGGAACTTGACGTGCAGCTTACCCCGGACTTTGAACCACAGCCGGATCGCTGGAAAATAGATTTTGATTTATCAGGCGTTCGAGTGTTACAGGAAGATGAAAACAAAAAATCCGAACGTATCCGGGGAGAAATGAAAGATATGGTAATCACTCAGGGCGAGGCACGGCAAGCATTAGGCTATGAGGTCGGGCCTGAACACGATGTGTACTTTATGCCTTTCAATATTATGCCAGTCGGGAATATTTCAGATCAAACAATGACCGGTGATGATAAGAGCCGGAAATCGCAAACAAAAATGACGCAGATAGGCAGGGCACTTATAAGAACTTTTGCGGAATCTGAGAAAAGGTTTACCGGAATCTATGAACGGAAATATGAGGCCCTTTTCAACATACTTGGTGGAGAAGCAAAAAAATTGTGGCTTAATTTGGTAGCTGAAAGAGGGATTGAGACATTGTCTCATGAGGACGTAGAGAAAAAAGGCGCTGAACTGGATGAATATTATGCGGACCTTATATCAGAAGAGATCAATACTGACATAATCGACTATGGCCCGCACTACCTGCGAGTAGGAAAAGATATTTTCGATAACATTAACGCAATTACAGGACTTGGCGTTAATTTCACGGATCAAAACGAGATCAAACTAATTGAAGACGCAAAGCGCAGGAAAAGCCTGCTGAACCTGGAAGACGACACAAAAAAGGCGGTCCTTAAAGCCCTTGCGGATGCCCGGGAAGCCGGGAAAGGTCCGTATCAGGCAGCGCAGACGATTAAAGATTTGGTTGCCGCGGGTCCGTGGACGACTTCAAAGATTAGATCGAAAGTAATTGCCCGGACCGAGACAAAACAAGCGCAGAACGTAGCTTCTCTCGACGCCTACAAACAGGGCGGAATTGACAAGGTCGAGATAGTTGACGGTCAGCTTCCGACTTCTGATGAATTCTGTATTGAAAGAAGCGGGGACGTAATCACGTTAACGGAAGCTTACGCCTTGGATGATCACCCTAACAATACGCTTTCGTTTATCCCGGTTATAAGGGAGATGCCATGACGCTGAATTACCCCTTTACAGATATAATCAACTATACTTTACAGGCTGGTCTTGAGTTATCAGGAGGGAAAGCAAAACTTGAACTTCAACAAGATGACGTTGACTTTACCGAGGATTTCGCAGATGATACGGATCACACCTATGATTCGGATAAGAGCGAATTTACCGATGGACAAAACAAACAAAAAGCGCAGAACCCGTCTAATTCCCTGTTATACGCAAAATGGGCTACAGATGAAAACGCAGATTATGCCTTTAGTGATACAACCGGGACGTTATATGGAGCGGCTTCAATCACAGGTGGAAAATTATCTTGTATTGGGGAAGTAGTTGCGTACCTGGACTTTCCCAGCATAGACCAGGGGAACGGAGATATAGGAACGGCAAAATTTAAATGGACTCCGAAATATTCAGGAGCTCCAGCAACTGAAAAACATATATATTTTAATGGTAATGCTACTAATTACCTTGGATCGGTGTGGTTAATTCAAGCGGGCACAAATCTTTATTTTTATATTTACAATTCCGCAGGTGCTACTATTCTTTCAAAAGCAATTCCTTTTTCACCAACCGCAGATACACCATACGAATTTGCAGTAACCTGGGATTATACGGGAGTCGATAACTCAAATGTGTTCATAGACGGAATTTTAAAAGATGGTGGAAATATTAGTGATACTCGAGGAGGAAGCCCTTGCGTTCATCGTTTAGCTAATGATAATACGGGTGTTAAATTATCCGATATGGAATATGATGATTTCATAGTTTACGATTCTGTAATGTATACATCCAATTACACGCCAGGTTATACATTACCTGCTTATTTATATGTTGAAACGTCGGATGTACTTCCTGAAATGGAGCACACCGGAGACGGTTCAATAAAATTATTTAATTCGCTTTCGGTAACTTACACTGGATCACCCAGGATACTTTTAGAAATTGGGCGGTCAGGTGATAAATTATATTGGAATGGGTCTGCGTGGGTGGTTTCTGATGAAACCTATACTCAAGCCACAGATCCGACAACTTTCAACACAAATTGCGGTTCGCTTTCGGTAGACGGTGAAAAATACGGACAATTCACAATTGTTTATCCAGATTCCAATACACAAAGTTCAGTCGATGAACTAACAGCTAACATGAATGTTGATATCGGCTATCTCACCACAAATCCGTACGGAAAAATTAATACCGGTTTTCGCACTGATGAACTTCAAGGATTTCTTGCAACCGAAATCAAAACCGGAAGCGATGAAATTAAATATATACTCGAAAATGATGGTGATTATTATTACTTGTCTGGTAGTACATGGGCAACCGGATCATTGCAATATAGCAATTCATCTACTGCGAGTGATATACATGCAAATTGTAGTGCGTTAACCAACAAATCGTCTTTGTGGTATGTGTATTTTTTCTTGCACTCCGATGACGGTACATCGACGCCCGAACTTGATAACTTACAGGTCGATTATTCTTACGGAGGTGAAACTCCGGATGAAATAGAATATTGCCGGGTATGGGGGTTCTCGCGTAATTCAGAAGGGAATGCTACAGATAAGCCAATCAAAATATATCTTGCATCAGACGTGCAGCAATACGGGAATTATACAAGCATTTTCAATGATGAAATTCCGGTTACAACTGACGAAAGTTATTACTGGAGAGTGGACCTTATAAGAAATTTTAAATATATATTTGATTTCGGAGGGAAAAAGCAGGAATATAAAACCGTCCCGAACGAATCATCAAAATGCTATTATGAACTGGAGGATTAACAATGCCAGAACTTAAAAAAATGGAAACTAAAATATACAGGGGTGAAACCCGTCTTAAACTTGACACAAACGGTGAAGGCACTTTTGAAGCCGTATTCGCTACTATGAACGTGGTCGACAAAGACAGCGACGTAACGGAAAACGGTGCTTTCGGTAATCAAAAAGTGGTCATCAGCCAGTGGAATCACGGTTCATGGGATAGCGGATCAAAAGGATTACCCATAGGCGTGGGTAAGATTTTCGAGCGGGGAGATGATGCGATTGTACAGGGCGAGTTTGATCTTAGCGATCCAGACGGGAAAAAAACTTATGAAAAATTAAAGTACTTACATAGCAAGGGCAGGAATGTTGAATGGTCTTATGCTCTCCCGGAAATACAATACAGAATGGAAGACCGAAACGGAACCAGGGTAAGGATATTAGAAAAAATTAGTGTCCCGGAAGTTTCTCCTGTTATGTTAGGTGCGGGGGAAAATACCAGGTTACTGGATATTAAAAGTAAAGATAAAGCTGACGTGCAAGACGCGAAGGCAACACATACACAACCATTACCGCTCGCAGAGCATATAGAGACGGTGCAAGCAGACGTCAAAAACTTAGTAGAGCGGATAGAAGCCCTTGGAGAATTACGGGAAGCCGAAAGCCGGCACCCATCTAAGGACACGATGAAACGCATAACAGCTATGAAAGATGTTTTGACTGAACTTCTCGGCAAGCTTGAGGATGTTAGGGATAAGCATGACACGGAAAACATGGTGCTAAAACAGTATATGCGATTTCAAAAAACAATTTCAGAAAGGAGAACACAATGCCTTCTAAAGAATTGATTGAAAAAAGGCAGGAACTTGAGGCTAAACAGAAAAAACTTAATGATATTTTTGAGGAAGCTAAAGCCGGAAGGAAAGAGCTTGACCTTTCAAAAGTAACCAGCATTAAGGGTACGACTCAAGAGATAGTCGAGGAAATCAGAAAAATGAATGAGGAACTCGATGATCTCGGGAAAGAAGTCGAGAACCTTGTCTTTCTCGAAAAAGCGAGTAAGGCAAATCAGGAACGGCAGGAATTGCTAAACCAGAAAAACGGGGGGCCTACGTTGCCGAGTCCGGGGAATGAAAAGAAATCTTTCGGACGGCTTTTTACGGAGTCAAAAGCGCATAAACAAAAGAACGTGTCAAAGCGCCTCGATATAGAGGTGAAAACGCTTTTTGAGAGGACTGCCGGTTGGTCTCCCGAATCCGTGAGAAGCGGGATGGTGGTAGATTATGCTACACGGCCTATTCAGGTAATTGACATAATCCCCCAGGGAAGCATCGGTCAGGATACCTTTAAATTCATGGAAGAAACGACCTTTACAAATAACGCAGCAGAAAAAGCGGAGGGCGCGCAGTATCCAGAAGCAGCCCTTGAATTGACGCAACGGTCCCAGGTCGTAGAGAAAATACCTGTGTTTATCCCGGTAACAGATGAACAACTTGAGGACGTTATCGGAATCGAGAGTTATCTCGATAATCGTCTTATCTTCATGATACGCCAGCGGCTTGATTATCAGCTTCTCCAGGGTGACGGTGTTACACCAAACCTCCTTGGATTTCTGAACAAGTCAGGTATACAAACACAGGCAAAAGGAAGCGATCCAGTCCCGGACGCCTTTTACAAGGCTATGACAAAAATCCAGGTAACAGGTCAAGCATATCCAAGCGCACATATTATGCACCCGAACGATTGGCAGGATATAAGACTGCTGAGAACCACAGATGGTATTTATATTTGGGGTAATCCTTCCGAGGCAGGAATTGAAAGATTATGGGGACTTCCTGTAGCTAAGTGCCAGGCATCTACAGAAAACACCGGACTAACGGGTGATTTCGTTGACTTTTCAATGTTTCTCACCAAGCGCGGAGTCGATGTTCAGGTTACGAATTCTCATGATGATTACTTCATCAAAGGTAAACAGTGTATACGTGCTGATATGCGCGGCGTACTCGTGATAATGCGGGCGGCTGCATTCTGCACCGTAACCAGTATATAGGAGGACACAATGGCAATAATTGAAGGTGGAAATATTATTGAAGCCCTGCGTAATGCGGGGTATCTGTTAGCGCCCGATGCCAGGGCTTTTCTTGTCGATCCTGGGAATGATCCGGATGAAATAGAAACGGCCCTTGCTGATTGTACCGACGATCAAGGTGATTTTATCGTATGTCTTCCCGGAAGCCATGGGGCAGATGGGGGAACAATTGCGCTCAACAAACAGGGTATTACAATTATCGCTGCCGATTTTGGACACCCCCCTAAATTTAAGGGAGAATCTTTTACCATGCGTACGGCAGCAGCATTAGCAACTGTCCCAGGCGTTACAGTCACAAAGCCGTGTGCTATTATAGGTATGGGAATAACCGGGAGGGACATTACAAAAGAATCGTTATTGATTGACTGTCAAGAAGCCGGAGGGTTTAGCGGCGGTTTCAATTATTTCAAAAACTGCCGGTTTTCGGCATGGTATGGAGCAATGGACGTATTCGTTCGTATGATAGGCGGGGCCGTGAATGTCTTTGAGGGTTGTACATTCGATGGTCTTTTTGTCGGTGTGACTACCGCAGGTATTCAAGTCGAAAATGACACGGGTGGATTTGCAACGGATTTCCTGCGAGTTATTGACTGCGAATTTTCCGGTATAGGATCAAGCAAACCCGCGATCAAATGCAAAACAGGATCAATACCGCTTGATATGTTAATCGCACACAATTATCTATTGCCTGGATTTTCAGGAAATCAAGGTGTGATGATCGATTTCAATTCGGTTGCGGCTACTGGAATGGCGGCTGGCAACTATGTAGCGCCATTGGCGAATAAAGCGGCGGCTTTTCTTAATACAGGTTCCCTTGCTGCTTTCGGGTTTGCCGACAATCATTACGAAGAATAATCGTGGGAATTATAATTAATAGAGAAACATCAGAGAAAGGAGAAAAAACCATGCTGATGAAACAGAGAATATATTTGGACGCAGAAAAAAAGAAAGCGGTCCCTGCTGGAAATCCGCGGGCATCTTTCCTTCTGTGTGCTATAGGCCAGACTATCCCGGATGTAATCGCGGAACAGTACGGGCTTGTGGACGGAAAAATCAAGGATCCTCCGGAAAAAGTGGTGCCGCCCAAAGCGGAAACAAAAAAAGAGGATCCTCCGGAGAATAAATCCGTAAAAAATGCGGAAAACAAAGGAAGGGAGAAATAAAACATGGCAAATGTTAGACTTACACCACAGACTCTCGTACCAACTGGAGTAACGCCCAGTTACACGGGTAGCCTTGACACCGCAAATACTTATCAGGTAAGAAATACCGGAAGGTGTATGCTTCACTTCAAAAAAAGCGGAGCCGGCGATTGTACGGTTACGATTACAACCCCGACTACAAAGGGAGGGCTTGCCGTAGCTGATCAAACGGTAGTTGTGGCGGCTACTACGGGGGATGAGATGAGCGGGCCATTTCCGCCCTCGATCTATAACAATACGAGCGGGGACGTAGAATTTACCTGTTCTGAAATCACCGGGCTGACCGTGGCCGTGATAGAGTGGTAAGATATGTTGTTAACATTAGGACAAGTCAGACAACATGTTGAGACCGATCTCAATGATACGGCCCTGCAAATGTTAATCGATGCGGCGGAATCTGATATCATAGATGCATGCGGTGAGCTTAATTCAGAAATAGAGGAATTTCACGATGAAACCTTAGCCACACTACTTTTTTTGAAAAGAAAAGCAGTGAGTGTTACTTCTGTAATTGAGCAGGTGAAAAGCGGTAATGATTACGAGGCAACGACTCTATTGGCAAATGATTATGCGCTAAGACATAATAATTGTATGATAGAAAGACTTGCGGACGGCGACAACCCCCGGGGGACTTGGGGCGATATCGTTACAATCACGTATGAACCCGAAGATGAACGGACTCGCAGGAAGGCCGCTGTAATTAAGCTTGTAAAATTGGAAACAGAGTACAGCCATGCAAGTTCTGTTAGAACCGGCGATCATTCAGAAACCGCAAAAGACTATACATCAGAGCGGGCAAAAATCATCAACGCACTCAAGCCTTACAGGGTTGAATAATGGGCGCACGGTCTGTTATGACACAACGGGCACAAATTCAGGATAACCGGACGACAAACGACGATCACGGCCATCCTGGACCGCCTGTTTGGGTGACTCGCGCAGAGGAAATGCCCTGCCGGGTTTTCAATACCGGGGATCGGATCAACTACGGTACCGGCGTATATACAGCGAACACTCTCATGATGTTAGTGCCCCTTGCTTCGGAGCTAACAATTGACAACAGAGTGCTAAGCGTAATAGATCGAAGGGGTGAAGAATTGTACGGCAAAATGACGGTAGAAAGTATAGTTCGGAGGGAAGATCATTTAGCAGTGAGGTTGAAAAAAATTGCTTAATTGGAAAGGTGACGAACTTAAAAAGAAAATGGATCGTGTAATTCCCTGGGCAATCAATAGTATACTCGCAGATTGTGTGAGGGAAGCAAAAACACGGGTACCGAAAAAAACTACTACCCTGCAGGGATCTATACAAATGAGAACGGCCCGGAGAATTGGGAGCAATTGGATAGGTATTTGGGGTACTTTCAACTGTAAATATGCCATATTCGTTGAAAAAGGTACGCCCCCGCATATCATAGAACCGGTGACGAAAAAAGCCCTGTACTGGGAGGGCGCATCACATCCGGTCAAAAGAGTTTATCATCCGGGAACGCAACCGCAACCGTTTTTGATTCCGTCTGCTGACAGGCATTTCCCGCGGCTCAAAAGCAAAATCAAAGAGGGTATGTCAATATGATAGACGTAGTACTGGGGTTAACGGAAATTCTAAAAAGTGATACCGATGTGTCAGACCTGGTAGGCGAGCGCATATACGGAGAAGAATTGACCCGCGATGAAATCGAGAATATGCCCAGGAAAAATATTGCAATGGTGAGCGCCGGAGGCTATGAAGAAAGAAAACAGGCACCAACTACAACCCCGCGGTTCGATGTTTGGTGTTATGGTGAAACAAAACATGAAGCGTTAAAGCTGAGCAGGGCAGTGTATAGCGCAATCAAGGCAATAGATCGTGTTACAATCCGTAACATGCTTATACATTCTGCCGGACTATCAGCAGGCTCCAGGTCTTATAGAGACCCAGAATCAGGATGGCCCGCCATGATATTGACAGTATATGTCACGGTAGATGAAAGAGAAATTAATTAGGAGGTAAAGGAAGTGGAACCATATGAAATTCTAATCTCGCCTTATGAGGTGTATCTTGCCCCTGTTGGCGAATCATTCCCGGACGTCGACGAAACGCCCGGCGGAAACTGGACCCTGCTCGGAACGAATGGGAAATTCAATATATCAGAAGATGGGGTCACAGTCACTCACAATCAGACTATTGAAAAAAAGAGAACTGTCGGCAGTACTGGACCAGTAAAAGCGGTGAGAACCGAAGAGGATCTTATGATTAGCTTTATTCTGGAAGATTTAACGCTTGAGATGTATGCAAAAGCGCTTAACAATGTTACTGTAACAGACACGGCCGCGGCATCGGGTACACCTGGGTATAGAGAAATTACGCTGCGCCAAGGGCGGGAGGTTGCCGTTTTTGCAGTTCTTGTCAAGGGAAAAAGCTCGTACGGCGATAGTTGGTACGGACAATATCAGATACCCAAAGCTTACGACAGTGGAAACCTTACGCCTAAATTCAATAAATCGGACGTTGCAGCATTGTCTTTTGAATTTACTGCCCTCGAGGATCCGGACGCCGCATCTGAGGAAGAAAGATTCGGAACTTTGAGAATGCAAGATGCGACGGCGTTAGCGTAGGGGGTGAATATGGAAAAATCAGATATTCTTAATATTATCACAGAAGTTGAGCGCAGGGTTGTAATGATCGATAATGAAAAGTGCGAACTTAAAAACATAGATGAATTCGACTTAATAGATTATGTGTGGATGACTTCGGTCGGCGGAAAGTTTGCCGGTATCGCTGAGGAAAAATTGACAAAGAAAAAAGCGAATGAACTCACAAAAGAAGTTGATACGTTGATAGACAAGGTGTTGATTGCAGAACCGGAAGTTAAAAGAAAACTATCTTTCAATCACAAACGGCAAATCATGACTTTTTTTTTGACCGGAATTCGAGAAGAAAATACGACAAATACCGAGTCATCCCCCGACTCCAGCGATTCTACGGAGGTAACCCCGGACAATGGCTTAGCTGCCCCATCTGGTTAATCTCTTTATACCTCGAATGCATACCCGCGTTACGTGCTGAGGAAAACATGAACGATGTGCTTGTAATCGCTATCGGCAATGGCGTTATGGAAAAAGACGACCAGAAAAGAATACAACGGGCATGGAGAGAGGCAGCGAGGAAAAAAGCGGTGAAAAGCATTAAGAAGCTAACACCTGAACAACAGAAGATTATGTTAGCGACAATGGGAGTGAAAATAGTATGGCCGAAAGGCTCGGAGATGCAGTCCTTGAGTTAAGGACTGACGACAGCAAATATTACTCAGGACTCAACAAAGCAAAAGCAGGCGCACAGGGGTTAGAAAAATCTTTTCAGAAAACCGGCCGTGCTCTACTTGACACTATGAGCAAGTTATCTATGGTGGGACTTGCCGCCTTTAAAATGGTGCAGCAAATCGGGCGAGGAATCAAAGACCTGACAGATGCTTATGCAAAGCAGGCAAACGCAGAGGCAAAACGAAATCAAATCTTAAAAACTACCGGGAATATAGTCAACAAAACAACTTCTGAGCTCAATCAAATGGCAAGCGAAATGCAAAGCCTAACTGGGATTGGTGACGAAGTAATCATCAACGCCCAGGGGATTATGCTCACGTTTAAGCAGATTGGAGAAGAGATATTCCCGCGGGCTATGGATGCCGCCGTCGACCTTTCGGCCGCATTCGATACGGACCTTAAATCCTCAACCGTCATGCTGGGAAAAGCCCTGGAAGATATCCCCCGCGGACTTTCTTCACTGCGCAGAGTGGGTGTTACTTTTACCGAAGAAGCCGAAAATATGGCGCTTGCTCTCTGGGAAATGGGAAAGAAAGCGGAGGCACAAAAGATAATACTCGAAGGTGTCGAGGCGCAAGTAAAAGGCGTTGCGGCGGCTATGGGAAAAGAAGGAGTTGGGCAAATTAAAAAATATGAAGCTGCCATGGGAGACGCAAAAGAAGAGATAGGAAAATTTCTTACAGAAATGATTACGCCCGTGACAAAGGGGGTGACTGATTTCCTCGAAAAAAATAAAGGTAAGATATATGCGTTTTTCAAGGGGTTTCCGGAGGTGGCATCTTTGACTTTTGAAACGATTAAGAAAATAATAGCAAAAACATTTTCTTTCGAAGGAATAAAAACTCAATTTGCTATATTTGGTAGATACATGATGTTTGTTTTTAAAACTGCAATAGAAATAGTTCCTAAATTATTTGTGTCAGTATTATCAATTCTTACTGCACCGGTTAGGCATTTCGGAGCATGGTTAATGAGTGTTTTTGAAAAAATATTTGGCTCAATTGCTAATTTTTTTATTGATGCTCTTAATGAAATACCTTTCGTTGAAATCCAGAGAGTACAGGAAAAACAGGTTAAAGAATTAGGCGACGTATGGGATGAGATGGTTAACGACATAGGAGGCAATCTTGAAAACATCGCGAAAGCTGGCGGTGTAGCTATAGAAAATGCCGGAGACCTGATTAAAGGAATTGGTGAGGAGTATAAAAACCTATACGGCACTGAGGTAGAAAACTATCTAAACAAATTGGATAAAGTATTAGAAAAACATAAAAGCATTAATGAAGAAGTAGCGGAAACAGCAAGAACATTCGGGGGTATTTCTGCCGAGGTTCCCGAAGCAGCAAGGCCCTATGTGGGCATGGGCGGATACGCTGCTCCGGTCGGAGTTGGCCGGGCCGCTACACCTGCCACAGGGGGCGCAGGTGTGATAGAGGGCGTACTATCTTCACTGTCTTCTTTCGGCGGCGGACTTAGAAGCGCCGTTGGAAGTGTTTCGAACTTCATTAAAGTAATCAATCCGTTTTCAACTATTCTTGAGGGAGTAATGGAAGTGTTAGAGCCTGTTATTAATGAAATCTTACAACCCCTTGTTAGCAAGCTTAAAATTCTCGGTGCAACAATCGGGAAAATAGTTCTTCCAATTTTTGAGGTTATAGGAAAAATTACCAGAAAACTGACGGAAGCGTTTGTCTGGTTTTACAACAAAGCAATCCTGCCAGTCGGGAATTTTATTATTACATTAATAGGAACAATTGGTAATTTTTTCATAAGAATTGCAAATGCACTAATAGATGTGATTAATCTCTTTCGAAGGCGCAGCAGACATATGGCACATGTGGAAAAAATAGATATCGAATCAAAAAAGCTAAAAGCGATTTCTTTGGAAGACGCTCTAGGAGCCGGGGAAGCTGACACCGAGACAGGGGATACGGTAACAGGCGCAGCAGCCACATATGAACAAGCCCGGCCTATCGTCGTAAACATAGACATACATGATAATGATGTTTTCGGTGGCAGCCTTCGGGACTTTGCTATATTAATAAGAAATGAATTTGATGCATTGGGAGTGTTAGGATTATGAGTTGGTCTATATTTGTAGATTTTGGCACCGGCGATCAAGATATCACTGAGCATTGCGGAAAGGTAAGCCGTAATAGAACCGCACATAAAGATTTAAGATCAACAATAAACACCTGTCATTTCGAGGTGTACGACAAAACAGTTGCAAATCAATTCAATACAGCTACTGACGATATGCCACTCGCGATTGAGAAAGACGGCGCTAATTGGTTCGTGGGTATGATACGGCCGACATACAAGAGTGAGGTGTCATCTGACTTTAAAAAACTTACCGTAGAAGGGTATGACCGGGGGGTTTTGCTGCAAAAAAGTATCAATCAAACTCTCGCTTACCAGGATTACAAGGTATGTAATCCGTCATCAAAATCTACAAGCATTATACATCAGTTGTTTTATGAGGCAGGGATCGCAGACAGTGAATTAGACCTATCCTTGATTGATAAAACGATTGATTGGTTTGTAATCGAAAGAGAAGACAAAACAACTTATAGAGATCAAATTAATTTATTGCTGCAGTTCGGCTATATCTATGATTGCAGACCGTCGGGATTATTTGAATTGATTGACATTTTTCCTTCTTCATTATCCGGGACCCTAATCGAAGATTCAGACATGTACGGGGAGACCGGAGCCCGGCTAAAATATGAAAGAAAAGAATCTGCATATGAAGCCGCAAGAGTTACCTGGCATCCTCACGACACCTTAACGGGCAAACTTCTTTTTTCAGACACAACAGGCGGGACCGATGAAAGTTTTTGTGACATATCTTTGGGCGCCGGGGAATGGTACCCGGACGGATCGGACACGGAAGATGTCTACTCTAAATTCGAATTAGACGGTTATGAACTTATAACAGTAAGTAATCATAATTTAGATTGGGAAAATTCAGGGGTTACGCTTAATACGGAGACACACGGTAACAAAAGATCGTTAATCAAATTCTATTCTGCTGGCGGCGGAACAATTACGAAATTCGATATTACCGGGGATGCGGTAGTCAGAGACCTAAACGATATAAGAAAAAGCGTAAGATATAATGTTGTAGATACTGAAAAGATCAAGGAAATAGAAACAAGATATATTACCGATGCAGATGATGCTAAAAAATTAGCAAATGGCGTTGCGGATTGGTATAAGTATTCTAATTTTCAATATAGATTCGAGGCTATAGACTCATATGACCCTGGCGATATCTTAGAACTGGATTCTGATATTATGGAGTTCGACACATATATTCGGGTAATCGAAATTGTAGAGGATGAATTCGACAATATTAAAATAACGGCAGAGGGTATTACCGCTTATTCCTTGAATGACGTTGAGATAGAAAACGAGATAACTTCACCAAGGGCAGTTATCTCTACCAGGCAGGAAAACAATCGCATGGTAAGCAAGGTAGAGCATCAGATTGGTTTCACGGACACACCCAGCGGCGGCACACAAACACCTACCCAGGTGACAATTGCAACGTGTAAGGCCGTGGGTACTCATTCAATATTACTGATATGGGACCGGCAGCTTAATCTTACAAATTTCGATCACTACGAAGTACAGGTGTCGGACGACAACGGAGTGTCCTGGTATTCTCTGAAATTTGACGGTACTGACTGGAAGGACACTCTGGATGACACAACGGATGTATTGTCCGAATTTCTGGTTCATAGCGGTATTCCACATACCGGGGACGCTGACACTCCGTCCGGAAAGCAATTATATTATAGAGTACGCAGGGTTACAAAAGCCCCTGTAAACGGCACATGGTCGGCTACAGCAAACGCTACGGCAAACACGGTAGGAGCCGGAGACCTGGCCGCTGACTCGATATACGCTAATAACATGATAGCTGCACAGATACAAACATTGTTTCTTAAGGTTTCAGATCATGTATATGTGGGTTATAATGGAACTGGTACTTATGATTCCCCTGATGAGGGGGATAGAGTCAATTATATTGATTTAGATGAATATACATTATATGAATATACAGGAGGTGCTTGGGTGGAAAGATTGAAAATAGGCGGCGCAATTGCGGGGTTATTTCTGGCAGCTGTTAGCTGTGTTATGGTATATCATCCGGATAATCCGCCGGATTCAGCGGAATTATTCCCTGGCAGTAATTATCGGATTTTTAATTTTGAGAATAATTATGAAGATCATTTGGGCGTTGATGATTGGAGCCAAAAAACAAACGGAGCGTTCGATTCGAGCGAAAAAAAATTCGGGTCTTATTCTCTTTTTGCGACAAACACAAATATATCAAATATAAGGACGCCAGCCGGAGGTACTATTGGAGAAGATCAATCTTTTGGATTTTGGCTCAGATTGGATTATTCAGGAACGTCCAGTACTGCCGAAACAATTTCAATTGCCGTGTTATATCAATCTCCAGGTGATTATATTGCAATAAGAATATCCCAGGAAATCGGAAGTGACGATATAAAAATAAATTTAACTGTACTAAAATCATCAGTATATGAATATGATAATGATTTTATCGTTCTCACCTCTGGCAGTTGGTATTATATAGGAATTTCGTATGATAGCGATAACGACATAGCATATTTAAATATTAATAATGTCATATATAATACTGGAGTAATTGGCGGGACTTGGGGTACCGGGGCATTTGATTATTGTGTTTTAATGGGAAGGCAAAACTTTGCTAATGGCGGGTTGACAATAACTAATCGTTTTGATGAGCTTGTATTTGCATGGGATCAATACATTACTCCAAATATTTGGGCGCAACATTATAATCATAATGTTACCTGGAATACTGATTATGCCTATAAAGATATTTCACTTAGGCCCGCCGCGGGTGGAGAAGTACATATAAGCAGTCAGCTAAGAATCTCCGGCGCATCGAGGGTAAGGGTAACAAAAGATGATGTACAGACTATGACTGACGCAACTACCGAGATTGTTGAATACGACGACGAGGTATATGATAACCTTGAAGAATATGATAATGTAACGAATTATAGATTTACGGCATTGAAATCTGGTTATTATGCGGTTAATGCTCATATACTTACGGCGGACGTGGCTTGGGTTGCTAATGATAGAATTCGAATGTTGTTGTTCAAAAATGGGGTTACATATTCAGTGTTATCATATTGGAGAGCTGAGGCGGCGTTGACACATCATCAAGCAGTACACGGAAGTGACAAAATAGATCTTTTAGCCGGGGATTATATAGATATCAGACTACGTATAGACAGGGGAGCTAATACGGACTTATACAATGATGCTACTTATAATTATTTATCAATACATAGGGTAAGTTAGGAGTTTTTGTATGTGCATGAAAACAGAGAACGGAGAGGACGTTATAATTAATACAGATGAAAAAAAGAAAATATTTGATACGCTGGAAATTATACAAGAGTTTATCCCTGACATAAAAATGATAAACAGTATGTTGACAGATCATGCAAAACGTATCGATGAAGAAAAAGAGGATAGGGAAAAAGACACTAATGAAATTAAAACAAACTACCTCAAGCGCTTCGATGACATCAAAAAAGACATCAGGAATTCTTTTTGGGGGATATCATTTTATTTTTTAGCAACAATAATCGGTTTAATTTTGGCAAAAATATTTAAATTATTATAAAAAATCCTTGACGTTATCTGTATCTGTGCTACAATACAATTGTGCAGGGATTAATATTTGTACAGATATTTCTCTTTTTAAAAATCGGAGGTAAAAATGAGTGAACAAGAAACATTAGATATGTTTGCAGCACATGTAATTTCTGGAATGATAAGCGTGTCCGGGTACACCGTAAACAACGATTTTGAGTACATAACAAAGCAAGCATACGAAATAGCTGAAAAAATTATGAATACAAGAAAACAATTAAAACAATAATAAAGCCGGGGGGATCCCGCCTTGTCCCCGCATATTCTCCCCGGTAATTTTTGCGAGGTGAAACCATGATAGAGATAATACAAAACACAGGAGCTAACATAAATATCGAAGGTCAAATCATACCGAGCGATACTATCGTGGTTACTGATGATGAAACAAGAGAAAAAAGAATTAAAAAAAGCACTGGTTTTGTGAAAACTATTTCAGGTGTGTATAAGCTTCTGTTGAGAAAGCAATGATGCCAGAAAATTTAAAGATAGAATATTTTGAACCTGCTTAAGGAGGAATGAATGAATGAAAAGAACATTTTTATTATTGTTTGCAGTTATGTTTTTCTCGGAATTGTTATCGCTGTACTCACAGGAGCAATTATATATAACAACCAGCAAGCAACTGACGGAAATGGGTCTGATATACCAGGAGGTCAAGAGCTTAATTCCCGATTTGGAGAACAAAATACAGAACTTGAAGCAGCAAATAGAAGAATTGAAGAGCTCGAATCAGAATTCTCAGAGTATCGTAAAGAGTCAGAGCGAGAAATTAGCCAGCTTAGAAATAACCTTACAGAAGATGCAAACCGAATTGATAGGATTGAGAGTATTGGAATTGAAATACAAAAAATTACAGACGGAATACGAGACCCAGTTGAGCGACTGGGAAAAATCATTGAAACAATCAAAGCGCAGAAAGTGGATTGAACGTGTTTTATGGGTTCTCGCCTGCGCAGGGGCTGCATGTATAGGCCATGGGGTGGGGAATAGATGAAATGAAATTTAAATTAACAAACAAAGAGAAACTTGTCATAAAAAAATTAAAAACCCTTGCTAAAGTATGGCCTAAATCGTTATGGCTTTTTTCCGCAAATGGTGAATTATGTGTTATGAGAAAAGATAGAAACGGCAATATACCAATGACCAAATCTGGTGGAGTGGATCAAGAATATAAAGTTGATGTAATAAAGATTAAAAACGACGGGGGTGATTGGTGATAACAGACCAGGAAGTCAAAGAACAGACAATACTTTTTTGGAAGTGGGGCGTAGCAGGGCTGTTGCTTGTCGAATTGCTATTGTATATAATTTTCTTTTCAATTAACATCCGATATTATCAAGACAATTCTTATAACATCATGGGGACCTTGATAAATACTTTCTTTCTCGCTTTCCCGCATATGGCGTGTGGTATCCTTTTTTACGCTGTAGGTTTTGCGGTTCGAGGCGCTGAAAGGAAATCGGTTGCGCTTAACCTTTCCAGGATGGATGAAATGCAAAAATGGATTGCCCTGGGGATTATTAAGAAATCGATGATAAACGGTCCGAAAATTATACCAGAAAAACCGGATAAGGTACCGGATGAATTTTATCCTGGAGGGAAACAATGATTGAATTGCATTTCATATTAGATAAAAATGGTGTTGATATTTTTTGTATTCGGAGTAACGCAGTTCCGCGAATAAATGATGTTATAGAAATTAATGGAAATAGATATAAAATCATAAACATAAAATGGATTTTCGATAAAGGAAATAATAGTGTAAAATTATTTTGTATATAGAAAAAAGGTTTTCCAAGGAGGAAAACAATGACCATTTTGGCCACGCGGGCAAAATGGTTTGCTAAGGAGTAAAAATTTGGATAAGTTAACATGGATTTGGGAAGAAAGACACGATAAAGCACGGGAAAAGCTGATTAAGGTATGCCGTGAAGCTCTGGAAAGAAAAGATTTTAAGCGACATTATTATGGGAAAAACAAAACGCATTGTAATCGGGCATCTGAATACATCGCTAAACAGTGCGGAGCAGACACGGCATGGATGCATTATAATTTTTTTCAATGGCTGGAAGGATGGGGCAAGCTCGGCTGTGTGATGACGGCAAATAGTATATGCAAGCGAGCGCCCGATATGACAATAAAATATATAACCCGGGTAGACCAGGATCAAGCTCGTTTTTGCGCCTGGTTGGGTTATCCTGTCTTACTGTGCGCGCATACAATTAAGGGAAGGCGTTCCGGCCATGTGGCTATCGTATACCCTACACCGCAAAACAGCTTCTTGAAGGTGTGCAATGTTGGATGGGACAATCTAATCTGTAGCCCAGGGGACAATAAATCTTTCGGGGGCGGTGCAAGTTATCTTTCTGCGTGGTCGTTTTATCTTTTGAAAACGGGAGAATTATAAATAATCCCTCACAGAATGCAGCTCAAGGGGGCTGCAATTGATTTTCTAAGGCATATTAGTATTATAATACCTTTGTTTTTTCCACTACATATTTGTTAAGTATCCGTTAACTCTTTATACCATAAGTAATTACAAGCTGTATATGTCAGTGTAAAAAACAGTCAAAAACAAGTGTTTATAACTCCTTATATTATAAGGAATTAGAATCCTGCATTTTACGTGTTTCCTTGGCAAAAAGTACGTTCTTGTACTTTACCTCTTCTCTATAGCAATCCTCATGCTTTGTTTTTTTTAAAAAATCCTTGACTTAATTGTGCAAACATGCTATATTATATACATGATGTATACATGCAAGGAAGCAGCCGAAAAACTTAACTGCTCAGGTAAGACAATTCGAAAATGGGCGGGCATTCTCTTTGAAAGAAAATATCCGTGTTGGCTTTTTTCAGAAACTCAGATAGAAGAATTGAGAAAGAATATCCAGCCAACCAGGGGGCGTCCCAAAACCTACACATCTGTATAGTATTTCTTGAAAAAAAGTACAAAAAAAGACATTTATTTTTCAAAAAGACTTGACAATAAAGTACAGATGTGCTATATTATTAATAGAAAGGCTAAGGAAAAGCCAAACCTTGAGGAGGGTAAAGAATATGAAGGTTGCAACTAAAGAATTTTTTGAAATGAGAGTAGAGTTTGAAAAAGCTGTAAACAAAATACCGGGTGTATACGGATGTGAAGTAAAAAGAGATACATCAGGTATTACAGGGGTTTTTTATACGAATGGTGAAATTAATAAATTATTCCACGCTTATATGATGGGCTACGCTTTAAAGGAATATTTAGACAGATAAGCCGGGGGACCTTCCCGGTATGCCTGGTGTCCGGTTCGTCCATGTCGTCCAGGCGGGTAACGCTGAAAGCCGGAAAAACCTTGAGGAGGGTTATATGAAGAATAAGAATTCAGTATTATTTAATTTTTTATTTTTACTCCATTATACTATTTTTTCGGGTAGAGTGAAAAAAGCATGGAAAAAAATTCCTGTTCAATATAGGGGTTCTTACAAAAAGGTGAAGTCCGCTATAATATGTGGGTTGTTATGGAAGTATTAAGCCGGGCTTGTCCCGGTATGCCTGGTAAGCGGTGCGTCCGATCGATAAGTCGATCACGTCCAGGCGGGAGTACTAATAGCCGAAACCTTGAGGAGGGTAATTGTATGAAGATATGGACATTATATGATAACAACGGGTTTCCCGTTGAGAAAATTAAAAGCAATAAAGCGAATGCTGTTTATTACTTTATCGAAAAATATCCATTCATGAATAAAACGCTTATTGCTCATAATGATACCTCAATAGAGATGTCAGGAGTTTTATGGAATTTCTAAGCCGGGAACCTTCCCGGTATACCCCTGATGCTGGGGTACTGATGATGTCAAGCATGACCGAAACCTTGAGGAGGGTTAAAATATGAAAGAAGAAAGAAAACATGAAATTGAGGACATTATTGATAATGCCCTCACAGAAGAAGATTGTAAAGCATGGGCAGAGGGAAATCTTACTGACCATGTAAAGCAGTTAATAAAAGAGTATCACATCAAACAGTTGAACATATGGGATGATGTGTGCGAAATTGTTGAGGTAGAAGAAAAAACTTATAAATACAAAGCTTATTTTGAAAACAAAGATTGTCCGGTTGCTGTTGGCACAATAGAAGCTGATAGCAAAAGTGATGCCGAAAAAATGCTTTTCGGTATATGCAGTTCATGGACAGATGAAAACGGAAATGTATTTGAAGCAGGATGTCCGGTAAATGTTGAGGTAGAAGAGATACAATATACATTGCGAGTATTAGCGGGAAACTGCGGAGACAATCCAGGCCATTACAAAGCATGGTTGGAAAAAAATCTACCCCAAAATATTACCTTAGATTGGGTCGAGGCAACAAGCGGAGTTGGTGGTGGTTTATTCGATAAATGCGGGAACAAAACTAAGGATTATCCCCAAAACTACTGGTGGGAAACATTCTGTAATTTCTAATAATTTTACAGAGGAGAGCACTACGTAAGCTCTCCTCATTTTACCCGGTTACCCTGTGGGGTGACTGGGCGAAATAGCCGGCGGGCTTTAAACAAGATAAGGAGAGAGATTATGTATATATTAAGGGAATATTATATTACAGAATGGGTGATAAATGCAAAAACAAGAGATGAAGCTGAAAAGAAATTGTACGGGCCTGATTGTCAAAAACTTAGCGAGTGGCTGGAAAAAACTTCCCTGCGCAAGGTTAAGGAAGACGGCGGAAAGCCGGAAGGGAAATGATATGAAATGTTTGTGTTTGTACAAAGCACTTGTAAGCAAAAAAAATGGTAATAATACGATTACCTATTCGGAGGAATACATAATAGCATCAGGATTTTATGCAGCTCAAGAATGGGCTAAGAAAAATATTCCTGATCTATATGATGTGTTTTATGTTACAGGTGGAACATCTGCGCATAAATTATATTTTGTTGAAGACGGCGGGAAGCCGGAAAGGAAATAAGGATGAAACAACAGGAAATTAGAAAGACATGGGAAGAGATTAGCAAAAACTTAGTAACATCACAAGTGGAGACAATAACTTCAATAAGAATGTTAGAAGAGAATATGAGAAAAATTGACAAAGAAATTAATAAATGGAAGATATAGTCTCTTGGGAGGGGAACTATAGAGGACACCGAGAAAATCTTTAAGGAGAGAAGGATGATAATTTTAGAATTTTCTTGCCCTGAGTTTTTAAAATTTAAAAAGAAAGCTAAGGAATCAAAATATTTTAATTTCTGGAAAGATATCTTTAATAATAAAATCACCTGGGCTATTTGCCTTCTGTTTGTAAAAATCACTTATGTAGATTGTAACCTAAAAACATATACCGATTATATTGAAGCTGGAAAAACAGAATGGAAAAGCTAAAAAGATTAAAAAAAGTCCTTGACTTTTCCATAAGGTCCTGATATTATTAGATTATCAGGGTGCAGACTGAGACAAGCCGTTTACCTGGCTGGAAGGGCTGCACCCCGGAAGGCCTGGTAAGCGGCTTTTTTTATTGAGGGTGAAAGGCCCTCGTGTAGCAGGGTAGAGCAGTGGTAGCTTGTCGGGCTCATGACCCGAAGGTCGGCGGTTCGAATCCGTCCCCTGCCAGAATGATTATCTTAGCAGAAAGGAGGTGAAGACCTTGACGGAAGAAACAAGAGTGAGGATGGGAGTGAAGCACAACTCAAAAGGTTACGTCCAAATGGATATAACCGCGGAAGCCCCCACTGTTGAAAAGGCCGGGGAACTTCTTGAAAGCGCAATTGCAGAAATGAAAAAAAAGATTTCTAATGCTGGCTTGAAAACAGTAGACGAAATTATGTAAGGAGGGGAAAGCAGAAAGCAGATGTATTCTGTTTTCCCCTACCGCACCCGGCGGGGAACATCTACTAAGCACCCCGTCGGGATTATTAAACAAGAAAGGTAGGGAGCTATGGATAACAATTTACCTGCGGTTATTCAAACCGCGATTACAAATCAAAAAATCGATGTTTCAAAAGTCAATCTCCTGATACCCACCAAAACGTACGGTCAAATTATCAGTGAGTACGAAAAAGTAGTATTAGAGATAGTGGAGATTGACACATCCCCCAGGTCAAAAGAAGTTTACGATCAGGGGAAAGAAAAAGCCTTAACCAAAGTTGGCCTGGACAAACTCGCCTTAGCCGCGTGTATCGAATGGGTGCCGGAACACATGGACATTACTTTTTCGGATGACATGAAAAGTATTGCCAAGGCAACCGGGAGGATAAAACATCCAAACGGAAAATGGATTACCTGTACCGACACTAAGACGATTGATTGCAAAGTATATGAAGAACAACAGTATATCACCTATGAAGAGAAATCTTTACAGGGTGATCAAAACAGCGTTAAAGAATGGGGAGTGTCGAAGTCCGGGAAAAAATACCCGAAATCTTTTCATCCCTGGAAAAGTGAGAAAGACCGGCTTGCATGGATAGAACTGCAAGTTAAGAAAACAGTTTTGCAAAAACGGCAATTCAAGGACGACCTCGCCATGACCGGCGCAAAAAACCGGGTGATTCGGTACTTTTTTGCACTTCACGGAACATATACGATTGATGAATTGCAAAAACCTTTTGTGGTTCCTCACGTCATGCTTGATACTGATGCTATGCTGAGCGATCCAACAATGAGAAACACGGCTATCCAGAATATGACCGGAGCTGTAAAGAATATTTTCGAAAGCACAGAAGAGCCGGGAATGAAAAACGTCACCCCCGAAACCACACAGATAATCGAAGGACCGCCAGAAGACATGCCGCCGAGTTTCTCCCCCACGGAAAAACCGGACACGAATCCCGTAAGCAATCTCAAGAATAAAATTGCTCACAAAATGGCTGTCAACAGACAATATATTGATGAAGGATTTTTTGGTGAATGCACGGCATATCTTGAACAGAATCAAGATGCAAATAACCTGCAGAATCTCAAGCAGGTGGAAATTCAACTTGACAAACATATTGCTTATTATAAGGACAAAGAGGAGGCGCAGGATGACAGATAGCATCAAAATAATACATATCGCAGACGGGCATTATTGCCCAGCAAAAAAAGAAGAATTCCTATTGTCTCATAAAACGGCATTGGATACCGGAAAAAAAGAGGGCGTCAACCTGTGGGCTTATGCGGGTGACATGTTCAATGCCGGTGTTAAAAATACCTTGAACGCTGGATTCCCTGAGTTAGTCGAGATTATACAGGAGATGCTAAACCTTGCCCCCATGGTTGTGGTGGACGGTACTGTCACTCATGACATACCAGGGTGTTACGAAATATTCACGCAGATTGAAGCTAAGCATAATTTCACGATTATACAACCTGGGCAGTCATATTTTTTAACACATCCTTCTCATGGGGATGTTTTTGTTTCGGCCGATCCATGGTCGGAAGATGATAGGCTTCTCATTCTTGGTTGTCCCGAACCACAAAAGACTTGGTTCCTGCAGGGTAAATCTATGAGTAAGGACGAATCGGACCAGGCTATTACTCAGGGTATGCGAGATGTTTTCCTGGGTATGGGTGCGATTCGGAAAATATACTCTGACCTGCCGTGCTTATTCCTCTATCACGGTACCGTAACCGGATCGAAAGCCTGTACTGGTCAGGTGATGCGGCCGGGTATCAATATCAGAAAAGACGATCTGCTCATGATTGACCCTAAAATCGAAGCACACTATGCGGGATCGGTATATCCAGTTAACTGGGGGGAGCTGGACCGGAAAGGCTTCAATTACGTGAAGCTACTCCACGGTCAGACTTACGGAGCGCTGGGACATATCCACCTTGCGCAACCTGTCACTAAGTGCGGTGCTATTAACATGCGGCGTTATGATTTCCCGCACCCGCCTATGAAGAAAATAATTTTAGGCGATAGTTTTGAAGGGCGTGACGGGTCTATTACAATTGTTACTGATTCATGTTTAGGGGATGTGAGTAAATTTCGAATTTGGCTTGAATATAAGGGCACAAAAGAACAGCTTGCAGAATTCGACAAGGGGAAATGGGAAAAAATCCTTGAAACCGAAGGTGCGCTACCTGGATCAAAGGTCACAACTACCCTGATTCATGAGGAAACCGTCCGGACCGCTGGCATCCAGGAAGCCGAATATCTGCGGGACAAGGTAGAGATATACCATGCCAACAGCGCAGACAGCACCGTAAACCTTGAGAACGTCCTGGAAAAAGCCGATACCATCGAGGCGGAAGCAAAAAAGCAAGGCGCAATCACAGACGGTTTGTTTTTTAAACTGAAAAAAACACGCCTACGAGGTGCTACGGGGATATTTAAGGGCATAGGGAAAGAAGAAATTATAATTGACTTTGATAATATGGACCCGGGACTTATCGCCTTAATTGGTCGTAACGGAACCGGAAAAACTACCTTGCTTGAAAATATGCATATGTTTCCTTATATGCTTACCAGGGCCGGAAAGTTGCAATCTCATTTCATGTTGCGGGATTCTGCCCGGGAAGTGTGGGGAGTTGATGAACGGACCGGAGATGAGTACAGGTGTTTACTGAATATTGATGGTAAAAATAAATCCGGGAGTGTAGAATATTTTCTATTCAAAAATGGTGAGTCAATCACTAATGGACGCAAAGAAGATTATGAAAAGAAAATTAACCAGCTTTTCGGGAGCCTGGAATTATTCCGCCGTTCAGTATTCGTTACACAGAAAAATACAAAGACCAATCCCAGCCTTGAAGACGCAACTAAGGGGGAGAAAAAAGCCCTGTTCACCGAGTTAGCCGGGATAGATTACTTACAAGTCTATTCTGAGATGAGCAAGGATCGGGGGGATGTGATTGAAGGTGAAATCAAAGAAAGCGAATTAAAACTAACTCTATTACAGGGAGCTAATGAAGCTCTTGAAAAATTAAATAAAGAAAAAGAAACTGTGATAAATAAGATAGATTTTCAAAAAGATCAACTCGCTGACTTGGAAAAAGCCGGACAGGAACTCGCAGATCAGAAGAAAAAAATTGACCTGGTAATCAAAGAGAATAACCGCATACAATCAGAGATAAGCACATCTACCGCTCTTCTCGCTGAAAAGCAAACCCGGAAGGATGAGCTTCACAAAGAAATTCAAAACCTTAATACCGCACTGGAAAAGAAAGATGAAGCAGCAAAAACCGTTCAAGAATATGAGGATTTGCAGAAAAAAGAGAAAGACCTTTTGCAGGAAAAAACGCAAATTCTTGAAGAAAATGCAAAGAAAAAACAGGTTTTTGATGAAAAAGTAAGGGATTATGAAGACATAAAAAGAAAATGTGAGAACCTTATAAAAGATAATAATATTTCTATAGAAAAAATTGAAAAAGATAATCGATTCATGGAAAAAGAATCAACACAGATGGTGACTTGTCCTAATTGTAAAACGAAATTTACCCCTTTAAAATCTTATGAATCAAGACAATTAGAAAAAAATATTGAAGACGGATATTATCGGATTCACAATCTCAAAGTTGAAAATGAAGAAACTAAATTTGCGCTTTCCGTTCTCGAAGAACCCCCCGAACCAGTGTATGATTTGAGGTATGAAAAAATAGATAACAATTTGAGCAGGCTACAATTAAGACTCAAAGAATTGCAGGCCGGAAGCAAGATACACGAAGCCCGGTCGATTCTCGCCAAATCTGAGACGGCGGAAACGGAGATTGCGAAGAAGCTAAAACAACGTAATACAATCGACGTGAATATTAAAGAGATTAAACACGCAGTTGATAAGTTGTACTGCAACTACAACACAGTAGCAGAGGAAGAAGGACTTATCGTTGATACGAAGCTTGAACAGACCCGGAAAGATTACTCAGATGTCAGGGCTGAGATAGCCGGACACGAAGCGGAATTGAAAGCGATTGATAAGGCAATTGAAAAGCTTAAGACGGACATCCGGGAGAAAAAACTCTTAACCTCTGAGGTAAATGAAAAACGAACTCAGATGATAGAGTGGCGGTACCTGCAGAAAGCGTGCGGGCGGGACGGAATACAAGCCCTTGAGCTCGACGCCTTAGCTCCGGGAATCTGTGATTATATTAATATGCTATTGCCCCAGGACGTAACGATTAACCGGTATACACAAGCTAAGATTAAGACTACCAGAGACGCAGGAACTGGAAAGAACACTCACCAAGTCGAAGATTTCAATATTCTTTTTCTTGACTCCGTACATCAAGATTGGGTTGACCTCTCCGATCTTTCCGGGGGTGAGGCCCGCTGGGCTGTGCAGGCAGTATCTGACGCATTCGGTATTATCCGAAAGAATAACACAGGCATGAAGTTTCTTTCCGTGTTTAAAGATGAAGCGGACGGAGCACTGGACCAGGAAGCTAAAGAAGCTTATTTTCATATGCTTGAAAAAGCTCACATAGAGTCCGGGAGGCATCATACAATAGTTATCACTCATAGCCCGGCGATTCAAGAGATGATACCGCAGAAAATTGTCATGAATGAGCTTGAAGAAATGGCAGCCGAGAAAGAGGAGCTTTTTGAAGAAATTAAAAATGATATCAAGACAATTACGGAAGGTATAGAGGGAGTGACATCGTGAAATTGTTTACAATCATCAGCTTTATTATTTTTGCCATTACGTGTGTTATCTGGATTTTCTTTATGGCATTCATAAAACAGGAACTTAGAAAAACGGCAGCGAGAAAGAGGAGGTGACAATGTGAAATTGTTTATAATCATCAGCGTTATTGTTTTCGCTGCACTTTTTAGTGTCTGGATTTTCTTAACAGCTTTCGGAAGTAAAAAGCGGGAATCTATGGAGCTTGAAGCTTTGAGGAAAAAGAGAAAGAGAGGTAATGAATGACAAAAGAAAAAAGATATACATAAACATCTTTTACCGGTAGCAGCAGAAATGACGGGAATATTGCAAATAACATGGGTGTCTAATAAGACAGCAAAACCGGAGGAATATAGGAGGATACATGTTAAAACACGAAATGAAGTTAAGAATTAACTATCTTGAAAATGGGTTGCAAGAAATTAGAAAGTATATTGAAAACTCAAATGCTGACAAAGAAAAAAAATTAGGCCATGTATATGAAATGACATTGAAATTATCATATCCAGAAAATTAATAGAAAAACCGGAGGAATAAATGAACCCTTATAAGCTAATACTATTACCGGACAGCAAGGTCAAGGTTATCTATGACAGCGGAGCTGAGGAGGTCAAAAAAGCCCGGCCTATAATGATGAAGCCCTGGGGAATTGAAGCAACGCTGGAAGAAAGGAAAACGGTTACTCGGAGGATTGTAACACCACAGCCTTATCAAAACGAATTTGAGTCATCTTTGTTTTCTGTTTGTGAAATAAGTCAAAAAAAATGTATATCAAAAACAGTAAGCTTAAATTATTTTCTTAAATATTGCAGGCAAGGCAAGCCGGGAGACCTGCTATACATCCGAAAAAATTATCATGTACGCAGGGAAGATGCGGAGGAATGGTTATTGATCAACGATATCCGGTGTGAACGATTGCAGGATATAACAGAAGAAGATTGTTTAAAAGAGGGGATTATCAATGCATATTGTAAGATTGTATGTCCTTCTTTTTTACATAACTGTCGATGTAATCCAACCTGTAATCAGGTTGGTAACTGCGATAAAACACAAGGATTGAAAAGACAGTTTGCTAAAGAATGGGACAAAATAAACGCCAACCGGAAAGACAAAGCAGGAAGCGTTTTACCATATGCCTGGAAAGATAATCCTTGGGTTTTTTCGATTGACTATAGTTTATTTTTTCAAGGAAGGGGGTAATCTGTGAGCATGGAATATGTAAATAATTATAGCGTTTACAGATGCACATTATGCGGAAAAAAGAAAATAATCGATATGGACGAACAACCGCCCGAAACATGTGATGAATGCGTAAGCTTAACGCATGAAGAAATAGTGCGTCAATTTAACGATTGCAAAAACATAAAATAAAATCCGCCTTATGTCGTCGTTGACGATTCGGCGGGAAATAATAGTAGTAGTAATTTGTTTATTGAAAATTTGTTATGAAAGGAGGTTGTTATAAAGGGAATAGAAAAGATTGAGTAATTTTAGCGTAGCCCCCCGTTAAAAGGCCGGGGGGCTGTAATGCCAGGGTGGTGGAATTGGTAGACACAATGGCGGCATGAGGGAAACCGGAACCAACCCCATAAAAAACCGGAGGTGAAGTCCTGCCCACCTTGCGGGTTCGAGTCCCGTCCCTGGCAATCTACGTACTGCCAACACACAGCAGGAAAAAACAAACGGTGTAAACGTTGCGTTTCATCTTGATTGGCGATTCTGGTGAAAGACCCGTGTACAGCAGTGGTGGAAAGGCAGACACTACTATCTAAGAGCCTGCGTGGGATCTCCATTCGATTTGGGGAATAGATCATGGTTGCATAGGCGCAGGACATGTCCGGGGTTCGACTCCCCGGCTGCTGTAGAAAAAGGATAGGTTGCCGTGAAAAAATGAAGGTCGACCGCCTATCCGCTATCAAATTTGATTTAGCCCGGCGGGTTGTAAATCGTCTGGAAGGCGCTGTACAGAATGCCAGACAGCTAATAAGCAGATATAACAACTGATAGGGTGCCGATCAACGCCGGGTTGTTTTAGAAAAAGAAAGAGGGTAACATTGCAAACTAAGATTACAGCCGAAAAATTAAAAACCGAAGTCCTCAAATATTGGCGATTTAAGCGACAAGGTTATAATCTTTGTGGGACTGAGGTTGATACCATATCCGGCAGAGCAGATGTTATGGTTTGCGATAATCGAGAAATAATTGAAATCGAAATTAAAATATCTAAATCTGATTTTATGCGAGATTTTAAAAAGAAAAAATTCTCAGCTGTCTGCAAAGATGATCTTTATAGTCGAGTCTATGCAAATCGCCTATTCTATTGTGTGCCGGCTGCTATCTCTGAAAGTTGTTTATTGTATCTTGAAGCAAACAAATTACCTTTCGGACTTTTTTCTTTTGATGGGAAATTAACCATGTTAAAATCAGGAAAAAAACTTAAAACACTAAATGTAGTAATTGCCGAGAATATAAAACGTAAAATATTATTAAGAGCCACATCAGAACTTGTGCAATTAAGAGAGAAGGGGGAAGAACATTGAAACTCACAGTACTTTGTGATGCCTGCGGAAAAGACGACTGGCGGTTTTTAATAAACTCATTTGATTTTCACGGGGAAAGTCAAAAAACATATCAATGTAAAAACTGCGGGCATATTATTACAAGAAAAGACTTGACAGAAACGAAAAAGTATGAATAATGAAAAAAATCGGGCGGAATTATAACTGGAATAGGCTATTTTCCGGGGTTGACTCTCCGCCCGAGGTCCCCCGGATGATAGCCTTTTTTATTTAGAGGAGGTGTAACGCTGGGCCAACCAAATATACGGCCATACAAAATAGTGAAGGGAGGATTTCACGCCAGTTTAGCGGGCTGGAATGCTGGTTCATGTCTCCAGTGAGTATGGCCATTTTTTTTGTGAAAGGAGTTTTCATGGAAAAACTTATATGCCCGGAATGCGGGAAAGAATTAAATATTGTACCCAGTTCAAAATGTCTTAATCCTGAACAATACAATTCAACAAAAGCAGGTGATTATTATTGTAAAAATTGTAAAGGAAATCGTGGTAAAACAGGATATAGATATTACTGGAAAGAAGAATTAAATAATTCTCAGGAACAACTATTAACAAAACTACAATTAAATAAGGAATGGTCTGTTACTTTAAAACTAATAGACAATAAATATCTAAGAATTGAATCTGATTGTGATATGTCTATTTACCCGGACACCCCAAGTCAAATAACGTTAGGTGGTGGTTGGGATAATATGTATGATCAAACTGGCGAGGTTTTTAACAGAGGAGTATGATGTCAAAAAATAGATATATTAATACTAAATTTTGGGACGATAGTTATATAGTTAAACTTGATCCTATCGCTAAGCTTTTGTTTTTATATTGCCTGACGAATCCACTTACAAATATATGTGGGATATATGAAATCACAATAAAAAGAATTTCTTTTGACACGGAAATAGATGAAAAAATAATAATGGAAATATTAGAAAAATTCGAAAAAGCAGGAAAAATGAAATATCACAAAGGATGGTTGGCGATAAGAAACTTCATAAAACATCAGAAAAAGTCAGATAATCCAAAAGACAAAATAAATATTGGCATAGAAAAGACTATAAATGAAGCCCCTGGGTATCTGAAAAAATGGATATTAAGCCCCTTGAAGCCCCTTGAAGCCCCTTCAAGGCCCTTGAAGCCCCCCCCTAAAAAAAAACATACCCCTTCAAGGCCCTTGAACTATTCTAATCTTAATAAGAATTCTAATCTTAATCTTAATATTAATAAGAATTCTAATATTAATAAGAACATTGGCGATTCCAAGGAATCGCACTTTTCAGAACCCCCACCTTTCCCTATGAAAAAAGAAGAACCGGAAAACTGGAAATATATAGAATCACTTTTTATAAAAAAACAAGAATACGATGATTGGGGAAAACAGAGAAAACATTGTAAGAGTCTGGATAAGCGAATTCGTACAACTTACCAGGCCCGGGCTCCTGATATGACATTGCATGAGTTTACGGAAAAGTGTATAAGCTATTTCTGGTATTTAGCATGTAATGGGAATAGTTTCTGGAAAGATCAAAAAAATTGTTTTTTCCCATCAACCTTAAACGCTGAAAGGATATGGACTATGTTTTTAGGGGAAATTAAAAAGAGAAAGCCGCCGACCAGGGCAGATTATTTGGAGGGAATAGAATGAATCATAAAAGAAATATCGAAACATTAAAAAATATAAAGGGGTGGATAGAGATTGCTATGATAAATGAAATTGATAATGATCAATTAATATCTGCTAAAATAATATATTTGCTTTCTCAACTTCATGGAGAATTAAGTAGGAATGGAGAAGTAAATGACCTATGAAAATTTTATAATAGAAGTACAGGCGTATTACGGTATATATGAGAATAGAGTTGTAAAAAATAATGTGTATAAATATGTTCAAGAAGAATACAGCGAAAATCAATTAAAAGATTTGTTAATGGCGATAAAAAAAACATATTCTTATTCGTTTAAAATTCCTCCGGATATTGCGATCATAGAACGTGCCGATCAAAAATATGGAATTACAAAATATGCTATTTCAGGGGAAAAAATAAAAGCAAGTGAAGTGAAACAAATTGATTTTAACGAATCTTTAAACCTACCTCTTAAGCTTAAAGAAAAGTTATTGGAGATTTTAAATAAGAATAAGAAAAAAATGAAGGCTATAAGAAAGGGTAAGGAGAGAGTGGAGTGATTATTGGGGACAAGGTGGATGTATGTTACCAGGAAAATGTATTTATGCAGGAGATAACATGGAAGGAAGGGGAGTGTATGAATAAAGACTTTTGGAATATGTCATGGAATCCGGTGTGGGGCTGTCTCAATACCTGCCCGTACTGCTACGCCCGGCGGATTGCGAAAAGATACGCTGCGCAGATAGCAGAAAAGGAAGTAATATATTTATTACAATTTGGGCAATTAAATGTAAATGAATGTATAGCTGAATTAACTAAACAACTAGAATCCTTTAAACCGATCTGGCTTGAATCAAACTATGTCCGCAAGTTTCCGAAAAAGCCGTCTATTATTTTTGTAAACTCTATGAGTGATCCGGCTTACTGGGAAGAATCATGGTATAAGCGGATAGTCAAACGCATAGCAGAAAACATGCAACATACTTTTGTTGTGCTTACAAAGCTACCGGTAACGTACAAAGAATATATTTTTCCGCATAATACGATTTTAGGGGTAACAATTAATACCTATTACGATTATAGAAATCATGCTGTACAAATTGACAACATGCAGGATTTTAAAAATAAATTATTATTATCAATAGAACCAATTCAAAATACTTTTAGCTATAGATTTATAGAAATGGTAGAAGAAAAATTTGACTGGATTCACGTAGGTCAAGA